TTATCGTAAACCATGACAGTGGTGTTGCTCGAGTGGTGGACTACAAGACCAGCAAGAACGCGAAGTATGCAGACCGCGGTCAGCTCGAGCTAATGGCGCTTGCAATATTCAAGCACTTCCCGTTGATCGAGGTTGTTCATGCAGGGCTGCTGTTTGTGATCAGCAAAGATTTCATCAGGGAGAAATACACCCTTGATCAGCAAGACCGGTTGTGGGTAAAATGGTTTAAGGCACATGGTCGTTTGCAAGAAGCATACGAGTCTGATTCATGGAACGCCCGCCCCAGTGGGCTATGTAAAAAGCATTGCGTGGTGCTTAGCTGCCCACACAACGGGAGGAACTAAGATGCCGTACAAGAACAAAGCAGACCGTAAGTACGAAGCGTCAGCGCGTTACGAAGACACGCCTGAGCAAGTCAAGAATCGTATGGAGCGCAACCGTGCTAGAGCTAAGCTTATGCGTGAAGGTAAGGTGCGCAAGGGTGATGGTAAAGACGTTGCTCATGTCGTAGCTGCCGATAAGGGTGGTTCGATTAAAGACGGAGTACGTGTAGAATCTGCAAGTAGCAACCGGTCATTTAAACGTGACTCGAAAAACAATTTAGTATCAGAAGTTAGTAAGCGTGAACGAAAGAAAAAGTAGTACGTAAAGAGCGTTTCTTCCCCATGTGTAGGCGTAAAGGGAAGTGGAGGTCAGACACGTTGCCTGATGAAGCGAAAGCAGAAACCGAAAGGTCGCGACAGCTTCCCAGTCTGACTGCGATGGGAGCACGGCTACACTGACACTCCGGAAAGACGGAGACTAATAATAAGACCATGCACACCGTGTTTGGTCGATTTGGCATCGGAGAATGAGTTGGAAATTATTGATAACAAGGCGTTGTTGCTGACGTTGCGTCACCCAGACAAGATCACGTCAGTGATACCCAAGAGCAAAGATTTAGGTGGTGGTAAGGTGTTGGTGCATTGGTCGCTCGACACTGCACAAGTACTCAAGAACATGCGTATCCGCAACGTGCCTAGTCCCATACTGGGGCATTACGCATGGCCCGGACAATACAAACCTTTTGATCACCAGAAAACCACAGCAGGATTTCTTACGCTAAACAAGCGAGCCTTTTGTTTTAACGAGCAGGGCACAGGCAAGACCGGTAGCGTCATATGGGCAGCGGACTACCTGTTGCGCGAGAAGCGTATCAAGCGGGTGCTTGTGATATGCCCACTGTCGATTATGGATTCCGCATGGCGAGCAGACTTGTTTAAATTTGCAATGCATCGGTCAGTGGACATCGCCTACGGCACAGCGGACAAGCGGCGCGACATCATCGCGGGTTGCGCAGAATTTATTATCATCAACTATGACGGAATCGAAATTGTTGAGAAAGAAATTGATGCAGGTGGTTTCGATTTGATTGTGGTCGATGAGGCCAACGCGTATAAGAATTCCCAGACCAAACGTTGGAAAGTGTTGAACCGCTTAGTCAAGCCCGACACATGGCTGTGGATGTTAACCGGCACCCCTGCTGCGCAATCACCGCTCGATGCATACGGCATTGCAAAACTTGTTAACCCCACAGGTGTGCCTCGCTTTGCAACAGCGTTCAAAGACATGGTGATGAATCGGATCAGCAACTTTAAGTGGGTGCCGAAAGCAGCGGCTACGCAGATCGTGTTTCAAGCGCTGCAGCCAGCGATACGGTTTACCAAAGACGAGTGCCTCGACCTGCCAGAGATGACGTACGTCAAGCGTATCGTTGAGCTAACCAAGCAACAACAACGGTTTTACACGATGCTTAAGAATCGTATGCGCATGGAAGCCGCGGGGGAAGAGGTCACTACGGTAAACGCTGCAGTCAACATGAGTAAGCTGTTGCAGATATCCTGCGGTGCGGTATACACCGACAGCGGCGAGAGTGTGCAGTTCGACATCAAAAACCGCTACGCTGCGCTCAAAGAAGTTGTGGACGAGACCGCGCAGAAGGTCTTGGTGTTCGTGCCGTTCAAGCACGTGATCAGTATTCTGCAGGAGAAGTTAACCGCAGACGGCATCACAACTGAGGTGATCAGCGGGGATGTGCCCGTCCACAAGCGTACCGACATCTTCAATCGATTCCAGACCACTGCAGACCCGCGCGTTCTAGTGATCCAGCCTCAGTCAGCCGCACACGGTGTAACGCTCACAGCAGCCGATACGGTGGTCTGGTGGGGACCTGTAGCATCCCTTGAGACATACGCTCAGGCAAACGCCCGTGTGCACCGCGCCGGACAGCGTCACCCAACTACGGTGGTGCAGCTCCAAGGTTCAGGTGTTGAGAAACACGTTTACCGATTACTTGATAACAAAATAGACGTTCACACACAAATTGTTGATCTTTACAAGGAGATACTTGACTAACACACAAAACATCATTACACTGGAAGTTCTAACACTTAAGGAGATCCATAATGGACACCAAGGAAAATGCAAGTGACGTAGATGTAGACAAGCTGGTTCGCGTGTACATCAAGATGCGCGAGGCTCACAGCCTCATGGCTTCAGAGTTTAAGAAGCAGGAAGATTCAATCAAGGAAAAGATGGCGGTTGTGAAAACAGCGCTGTTGGATTACTGCAAAGACCAGAACCTCGAGAGTGTGCGCACTAACTCTGGTGTGTTTTTTCGCACGATCAAGACCAGCTACTGGACAAACGATTGGGAGTCGATGGGTAAGTTTGTTGTCGAGCACCAAGCCCCTGAGCTGTACGAGAAGCGTCTGCATCAAGGCAACATCAAACAATTTTTGGAAGAGCACCCCGAACTGCTGCCCCCGGGTTTGAACGTGGATAGCGAATACTCAGTAACCGTAAGGAGAAAGTGATGGACGATAGTGTCCCGTATGTTCCGATTGAAAGTGTTGCTAAACACTTTGCTGTGTCGATTTCAACAGTACGTGCGTGGGTACGCTTAGGGTACATCCCAAAATCGTCCTACTTGAAAATTAGTAACACGTACCGCTTTAGTCTTCCTGCAATTGTTGCAGCGCTCACTAGCATTCCCGATAACGAAGTGGTACAAAAGACCCCCGCAGTAGATATCGCCGTACACGCAGCACCAGTTCAACTTGAACTGAATTTCAATCCCGACCAAGACCTTTAGGAGAATAACAAATGAGTTCAATGACATTGTTTGGCGGAAAGTCATCCGCCTTGTTGGCTGGCATCAAAGACAGCTTGCTCGACAACATTTCCGGCGGTGCAAATTCCGGTAGCACCAACCGCCGCTTGTCGATTAAGGGCGGTGTGTTTCGTCAAATCATTAACGGTAAAGAGCACACCGTGAGTGAAGAACGTGCGATGAACATTGTGCTGATTAACGCTGCACCGCTTTCACGTATGTTCTACGAAGGCTCGTATGCTGAGGGTGTAACTGCAACCCCATCGTGCTGGTCATCCGATACACAAGTTCCTGATGAAGGTGTTCCACAAGAGCAGCGTCAGGCCAGCCGTTGCATGGATTGCAAGCAGAACATCAAAGGCTCCGGTCAAGGTGATTCTCGTGCTTGCCGCTTCTCGCAGCGTCTTGCTGTTCAGCTCGAGGGTGAGATTGAAAAGCGTGAGGTCTACCAGTTGTCGCTTCCTGCTACATCGATTTTCGGTTCAGGTGAGAAGAACAAGTTACCTTTGCAAGCTTATGGTCGTTACCTCAAAGACCACAACGAGCCGCCTATTGGCGTTGTGACCGAGATGCGTTTCGATACCGCAAGCCCAACACCGAAGCTGGTGTTCAAGCCTGTTCGCCGCTTGGAAGAAGATGAGTTGGCTGCTGCGTTGGAGATGCGTGAACACGCTGATACCATCAAGGCTATCACCTTGCATGTGGGTCAGATGGATAGCGGTGAGAAGGACGATGGCTCTATCTTTGAAACACCTCCTGCAGAACCAGCAGCAAAGCCCGCGGCTAAACCAGCAGCGAAACCTGCAGCAAAAGCTGAAGCCCCGAAAGCTGAAGCACCCGCTGAAGAGCCTGTTGAAGAGCCAAAGAAAGTTGTTAAGAAGACCTCTGCAGCAGCACCTTCCGAAGAGAAGGCTGATCTTGCATCTATCGTGGGTGACTGGGACGATTAATTAGTCCACAGTCTTTAGAGGGAAAGCGGATGCTGGACGGAAATCAGGGAGCTAAACCTGACGAGTTACCCAGTGCAGCGAGTACCTCACCTTCAACGATCAGAGGCAGCTATGAATACAAAAGAATTTATTGGGACAGTGGTTGGCGATCATGGCTTTTATTGTGCAGTCGGGATCGAGGAGTTACATGGAGTAAAGCGTAAGCCTTTTGTTGATCAGCGTTTGGTAAGCACTCTTGAAGAAGTTGTTGCAGCAAGTGAAGAGTTTGATGCAAAGGGTATGCATTCGTATTTTGCGTTAGGTCGGTTTGAATCAAATAATAATCGCGAGGCAAGCAACGTCACTGAGATGCGTTCGTTCTTCCTTGATCTAGATTGCGGCGCGAAGAAAGAATATCCAACGCAGGTTGATGCGATTAACGCGTTGCGAAAGTTTTGTAAAGATTCTAAGTTCCCACGCCCAACGATGGTTAACTCTGGGCGAGGCATTCACGTCTATTGGCCTTTGATCAATTCGGTGCCGCGTGACCAGTGGCTCGCTGTTGCACAAGAGTTTAAGGCGTTCACTGTTCGTGCAGGGTTCTTATCAGACCTGACTGTGCCGGATGATGCTGCACGTGTTCTACGAATACCGGGTTCACACAACCACAAAGACACTCCTGCAAACCTTGTGTCGCTTGTTGGCGCACCAGCAACACCGATTGCGTTTGAAGTGTTCAGGGATTTGCTAGGCGTTGCGGTTGATGCAAAGCCAAAGCCTAAGTACACGCCACGCGTGATGGACGCAGCGTTAGAGAAGATGTTGGGTAATCGCACCAGCAGCTTCAAAGGCATCATGGTCAAAACGATTGCTGGTAATGGTTGCGCTCAGTTGGAATACATTATTCGTAATCAAGCTGACTTGAGTGAGCCGATGTGGAGAGCTGGGTTATCAGTTGCGGCGTACTGTGCTGATAGCGAGAAAGCGATTCACAAAATTTCAGCGGGGCACGAGGGCTACTCGCGAGAGGCAACCGAGAGCAAGGTTGCCATGATCAAAGGTCCTTACCGCTGCGAAAGATTTAACGAGTACAACCCCAATGTCTGCACAGATTGTCAGCACTGGGGCAAGCTAGGCAGTCCCATATCACTTGGTACTGAAGTTATTACTACAAACGAAACTGTAGATATTTTTGACAAGCTAAGCAGCGTACCCAGTGCGCCTGTGCAGCGTTACACAATACCGAAGTACCCAGAGCCTTATTCACGTGGTGGAATAACTGGGGGTATTTACAAAAAGATGGTGAACAAAGAAGGTGAAGTTGACGAGGTGCTTGTGTACCACAATGATTTATACGCAATCCGCCGAGTCGAAGACCCTGAAATAGGTGATGCCGTGGTGCTACGTTTGCACCTACCCAAAGACGGTGTACGTGAATTCACCGTGCCACAAGCATCAATGTCGAAAGAAGAGTTTCGCAAAATCATGGCATCGAAAGGTGTCGCTGCTATTAGGATGGAAGAACTTATGACTTACGTAAACACTTGGATCAATGAATTACAAGCGCAGACCACAGCCGATCATGCTCGCCGACAATTCGGTTGGACTGACGATAGCTGCACAACATTTGTTTTAGGCAGCACAGAGATTACTAAAAACGAAGTGACGATTAACCCGCCATCGTCTAGCACGGCAGGGTTGTTTGATTTGTTTGCTGTGAAGGGTACGCTCGAGGGTTGGAAAGAAACCATGGCGTTTTATAACCGCCCGAATTTTGAAGCGCACCAATACATGTTTGGGCTTTCGTTTGGCTCGATATTGATGGAGATGACCCCAATCAACGGTGCAATCTTCCACATGTACAACAAGGAATCTGGGTTAGGTAAGACCACTGCCATGTACGCAGGAGCTTCTGTATGGGGCAACCCTGACCGACTCGTGTTGCTCGAGCGTGATACGTATAACTCAAAAATGAATCGTGCAGAGATTCAGAAAAACATCGTTATGTACATGGACGAGATGACCAACACTGCACCGAAAGACTTGAGTGACTTTGCATACCAATACCCAAGCGGGCAACAGCGTAACCGTATGTCAGGTAAG